CGCAACAGAAAATCTGGCGAAGTAGGAGCAAATCCATCAGGTATAGGAGTAGTGATATAAGGCTGGTTACTTGAACCTCCACCACGTTTATCATTACCATACTTGAGAGATTTAAGATCTGTTTTTAGATCAATTAATCCCATTATTATCTTGGTAGATTATCAGTGTATTTGTCAGGTGTTTTACCTTCTAAATCTAATTGTGAACCTATTAAGGTTTGAGGATTCAATTTTGAAGTTGTAGTATCAAATCCAGAAGGTGTAGTACCATCTGTAGATGTAAAAATTGATCCTTTCTTTGTTAATAAATCTAGTATTCCCATTGTATTTTGTTTTATTATAAATATTATTGAATTCGAACTGATGAGTATTTTGATTCATTATAGAAGTTACCAACATCTACTTTAACAGGTCTATTAGCTAATTCTTTTAATAGATTATTTTGTTCTTCTATAGCGCGGTTATTTCCTCCTCCTAAATTAGTCCCAGCTATAACTGAATCTTTTTCATTTAATTTTATAGATCCTTTTTTACCAGATACTACTAATCCACCATCAGGTCCAATAATACCATCATCAGCTGTCTTCATTTTTAAATCACTTGAAGAAAGACCACTTGAAGGACTTGATGTAGCTGAACTTAAAAGTGCTACAGCTCCCAATCCAGCTGCTAATCCTATTCCTGCTCCTATAGGATTAGTTACAAAAGCAGTTATAATCATAGAAGCAGCTATAGCTGCTAAAACACCAGATATAGCATAAAATATAGTTTTAACTAAAGTAGCGTTTGATGCTAATTTTCCTAACATATCAACAAATTTAGCAGCTGGGCCACTAACTATATCTGATAACATACTTTTTAATTTCTCAACAGTTGCGTTAAATTTTTCTTGGGCACTTATTTCTTGTAAAGCAGCTAAAGCGTTTTTCTCATCACCTACAGAACGTTCTAGCATTCTTACTTTATCCATATCACCTTGTTGCTTTGCTAACTCTATCTGTTCTTCAATTTGTTTTCTAGTTTTACTTCCTAACTTAGTTAAATTTTCTTGATATACTAAAGAATTAGCTAATTCATCAGCACTCATTCCAACTGCTTCAGCAAAAGATTGTTGAGCAATAACATTCATTTTAGAAAATTCAGCCGCACTACCTGTTTGTTTAGCTATCTCAGCTAATGCTCCTGCTGAATCTCCTTGTAAAGCTAGTAAACGGGCATTTTCTAAGTTAAGATTTTTACCTGTTAATAATTCTGCTTCTAATTCACTAGTGATAGAACTTTCAAAGTCTAATAATTTTCCAGCTATATTTTTAGCTTGTTCTAAACTAACACCTAATTTTTGAGTTTGAACAACTGCTTTAGCTATTAAATCAGGATTGTTTTGATATTGTAATCTTAATTGACCTGATACTTTAGCTACTTCATTTAATACTTTTCTATTATCTAACTGAACACCTGTTTGTCTAGCTAAAGCAGCAGTTTGTTTAATTGTAGATTTTAAAATATCATTAGCTGACTTTCCATTTGCTAAAGCTAATTGTTGTAAACCAGCAGCTGCTTCTTCTTCAAGTCCAACTTGTTTTGTTAACATTATTTGATCCTGAAGTTGAGCATCTGTAAATCCTTTAGTAGTCCCAAAAGCATTAGCTAATTGTCCTTGGGCTTCAACTAGATTTTTAGTTGTATCTAAGATATTATTACTTGAATTTTGGATCTCAACAAATCTATCTCGAGTTAAAGCTGCTTCATCTTTAGTAACAGCCATAGATTTACCTAGTTCTGTTATTTGCTTATCAACTGCAAAACCTAACTCTAAAAACATTTTAAAACCTTTTAATAGTATTCCACCTACTACTAAAGGATCTGTTAAGTTTGTCTTTAAACTTGAACCTAAAGATTTAAAAACATTACCCATTACTTTGAAACGATTCGAACCTTCCTCTTTAGCTTTTTTCTGAGCATCAATTAATGCTTCCTCAGCGTTTATTAAGTTTCCTAGTACTGGGATTTTAGATATACCCTTAATTAAATTTCCACTAACACCTAATCTTTTTTCAATTTCTTTTTGTTTCTTTTCTTCTTCACCTAAAGTTAATAGTAAACCTTTATATAATTCATCCTGTCCTTGTAATAAGCCATTTAATTCATTTTGAGTTTGAATAGTTTGCTTATGTTCAGCATTAATTGCTTTTAATCTTTTCTTTTCTTCTTCACTAGCTAAACCTAAACGTACAGCATTTGATAATTTTATAGCTTCAGTAGCTAATTCATTACGTTTAGCTTTTAACACATCAGAAGCATTTTCTAATCTTGTTTTTTCTTGTCCTACTTTTTCTTTTAATTTAGCTATTTCTTTAGAAGATAAATTACTAATTTCTTTTTGATGGTATTGAATTTTTTCAGCTATAGAAGATAATCCTTTATAAGCTTTAGATGATTCTTTTATACCAATATTTTGTTTAGTAATTTCTTGGACAATTTTTTTAAATCCAGCAGCCGCATAACTTATATCACCTGTTAAATCTTGATATTCATCTCTTAATCTACTTAACTCAGTTTGAGCATTACCAATTTGTTGAACAGATTTGGCCATAGCCTCAGCTTGAGATTGAGTTAATCCATCAATGTCTTGATATAATTTTTTTAATTCTTGTAATTCTTTAGCTGAAAGTTGATTTGCCATAATTTATTATATAATATAAATATGGAAGAGCATGACTTTTAATATTTGGGTGTTCGCTTCCCAGTCTGACCTTTAAAATGATCAGGTAAGCCTACTTTACCATCTTTAATATTATTAGTTTGAGAACCTAAATCTTCATTATTTGATTGATTTTGTTTCTCATAATACTCTTTTAATTTATGAAAAGTAAATTTACGCAGCCAAATAGGCATATTGTAGATTGTCTCCCAATCATAGCCACCTTGGCCATGAAAAACTATTTCATGAATTTGAGTAAATAAATTAGCTCTATATTGAGATGCTATCTCAGATGTCAGGCCAAAAAAAGCTAAGTCCAACTGGAATTGAAACTTTTGATTCGCTCCCGCTGGGAAAAAAGGTCAGATCAACATCTGGCTGTACCTCCTTTACATACTCACGTAACGCACGAGAGTCTCTAGCTAATAGTTGATTATCAACAAAAGAACGAATGTCTTTAGTTTCTCTATTACCTCCAACAGAAGTAATCATGTATTTTAAACGAGTTGACATTTCCGGAGAAACATTTTTATTTAATTTTTTTAAACCTTCTAACTCAGCATTAATTTTCTTTTCATCTGCTCCTGTTAGTAATTTAAAGGTAATAAGTGTACCTGTAGAAGGAAGGGTGAAATCAAATTCATTTACTCCTTTTTTAAATAATGATTCATTAATAGGTTTATCTTCTATTGTTGTTAAATCAATATTATATTCTTCTCCACCCCACTCAAATTTATACTCTTTACCATAACCCAAAATACGAGCTGCTACTAATAGGGCGTTTTTATCACCTACAATTAGATCTTCATACTTTACATCGCTTACAATAAGTGATTTGATTAACTCATCTAAAACAATACCTTTACTGATATAGTTTTGGTTGGTTAATATATCTTCCTCTCTAGCAGTCATATACTTCATTTCTATTTTACCTGATGATAGAGGATTTGATTCTGGGTAGATTAAACCTTTAGATGGTAATTCTACAACTTCGATTGGGACATTTACTTTATTTTCCATTTATAATAACTTTTGTTTATAAATATGTAAGAAAAAAAGAAGTCCGCATGTTTGCGGACTCTTTTAAAATTATTTGTTATATTAGAAGTTCAGTACACAATAATCCATACCAACTGTCATTGTGATGTTAACTGCTGTATTTTCAGTATCCCAGCTATAATCACCAAAATTGGCTTCTTTGATAAATGCACCTTTGATAATCCATTCACCTACTATATCACCTACAGGACCTAAAACATCAATTACTAAATCCTTTTTATAGAAATCTGAGTAACCATCTCTACCTGTTACTGATTCGTGGTGTAATCTTACCCATTCCATTACCGATTGAGCTCCTGAAGGAGTAATTGGATCAAATAATGTCATTTGAATATCACCCCAAGTTGTCTTTCCTTTTACTTTACGGTAAACATTAATATGGTTTAATATTACTTCACCTTGAGAAACTGTAACTGCGTTTACTCCTTTGATTAAATAGCTAGGAATCCCATCAAGATATAGGATAAATCTGTTAGCCTGTTTAGGTTCAAATGCTGTGAAAAATATTTCGTTTGCGTCTAATATTGCCATTGTCTTATTTTATTATAAATATTATGTTTTTAAACCTTATACTGGGAAAGTAGCTCCTGTTGGTGTAACATTGAAATCTAAGTAAATAAATTCAGCTGTCTTAGTTGGTTGTAAGTAAATCTGACCTACTAATTGATTTCTGTCAATTACATCTGGAGTGTTGTTTGTATCATCCATTACAACTCTAAAGGCATATAAACCTTGTCTTTGTTGTACTGATTCTAAGTATGGGTTTACTTGGCTTAAGAAAGTATTTCTTGTAGCGATAGTATTTTGTTCAAATACTAAGTTATTAGCTACTTGAGAAATATAAGACTTAAGTTCAATTAATAATCTTCTAACATTTACTCTATCTAAAGCACTTGCTCTAGTTTGTAATGTCTTTTGACCATATACTACAGTTCCAGTACCTGGGAATGTTGCAATTGGATTTACTTTTCCTTGATATAAAGTATCTCTGTTTGTTTGAGATAATTTTTGTTCTGCTCTAATTACAGTTGACAATCCACCTCTGTTTATACCTGCTGGTGCAAACCATGGTTCAGAAACACTATCATTATAAGCATAAACACCTGCTATCATTGTTGAAGCTGGAACCCAAACGTTTTTACCTGTTGATGGGTCTAAAATTTGGCACCAAGGCCAGTAAGTAGCAGCATATGAAGAATTTAAAGAAGCAGCTTTAGAAACAGCAGTTGTTACTGAGCTTCCATATCCTACCATATCAACAACAAAAATATTATCTCCTCTATTTTGAGTATTTGTAATGATGCTACTAATTTTGCTAACATGAGAAGCAAAATCTTGTACTAAACCAGGAGTGAATAAAGCATTAAATCTATAGTCATCTTGATTTGATAGTAAAGCTATCATACCGTTGTAGTTATCAGCTACTAATCCTTGAGAATCAGTATTAGTAATTTCATTCCAGAATTTAGCTCCTGCTTTTACATCACCAATAGCTCCTCCAAATGAACCACTCGCCGCTATTGGAATAGAAGAAGTGTACTCAGGTTTTGGAGTACCATTATTATCAAAATAA